TTTTCTTTTCCAGAATTTCCGCCGCTACGTCGTCCCAAATCTTGACACAACTGTGAGCCATCATTTCGACATTTCGCCTTTTGAATTTTGCAAACGGTGTTTGCCCAGTCGGGTCTTGGATTTTCGATATTTCGTTCCACTCTACTAAACAACGCTTAATAAACTCTTCTTCCTGTTTCATTCCTGATTTCCTTAAAAGTTGCTCGGCAAACGCAAAAGCTATTTTGTCGAGAGCCATTGTGATAATCATTCGAGCCTTCGTCTCGTCAATTTCTCGAAAACTTGAGACAACGTGAGAGACGGCGGCGGTCACCGCCTTCTCGTCACGAAAATTGACAGACATTCTTGGCATTAGTCCATCCAATCCGCATTCTTGTCAGTCGCTGGCGCTTGTGCGATTTGGGAAGCTTCCGAGGCTTTTGGCGCAGTAGAACCGCCCTTCGCTCGATAGCCCTTGTCCTTCTTGGATAGAACAGTCCAAACCATATTTTTATCGGGATAACCCTCGCTCTCTTCGACCTCGACACGAATACAGGCTTCTAGCCCTTCGAGCGCAACAAGACCAGTTTTTGTAATGTCTCGTTTTGACTTCGCAACTTCGCTGGTATCGTCGGGAGCAATGTTATAGTGATCCTCAATTATTCGAAGTATATTTCCGAGAGAACGCTGAGAAGTTTTTTCAGTAAAGAAAAACTTTCCCCAGACAGCTTGCCCGAGCATATTGTGGTCTTCCGCATCACAGATTTTCCACATAACTTCCAACCCTACGGAGCCAGAAGAATACTTCGTTAGGCACGGGTCTTCCTCAACATTGTTGCCACGCTTAATATTTATAATGCCTCGAACAATTGTATCGTGAGGAATAATTCCAAACTCACGTCGCGGAGCCTCTGTAACTGGTTCAACTTCATTCAAATCAAAATTAATCACTTTTCACCTCATTTTTAATTTTTGAAAATACTCTCGATAGATCAGCCTTTTCTATAGGCGCCAGCTTCCCTGATCTATCCTTCGCTGGGTAACCAAACTCATTCATTTGGTTGGTATAAAAAACTTTTTTAATAGTTTCTTTGTTGTCCTTATCAACATACTTCAGATTATCCATCGTCAGAACTAAATCCAAAATGCCTGAGATTTCACGGGCTACCTTACCGCCTTCCATTTGAGGCTGGTAATACACTCGATTAAAATCGTCTTGCAGTTCATCGAGTATTCCAACAAAGATTATATTTTTGTCGGGATTATGCTGAATGTGAGACAACATTCGCATCATATCTCTTGCCAGCAATCCATAAGCACCGCGCATATCCCCAGCCTTTAATTCTGGCTGGACTTCAGCCCAAGCCAAGCAGAGCCGCGAGAGAACGGTAATAC